TTACTTTTTTAGTAGTGACGCTCGGCGTATATGCGACACTAAGATACCCACATAGTTCCTCAAGCTCCGCCCGGTTGAATCCGTCAAAGATTCCGCGTTCGTGCTTGTTGGTATCTATGCCATACCCAGCATCTTCAAAATGGGAAACACTTGCGCCGTATGACCTAACGCCAACGCCTGCAACAAACCCCACTGCGCCGATCTGCCTGTTTAGTTCTTCATTAACCGAATAAATCCGAGGCATAATTCATACCCCCTTACGCTATTTTGATGTCGTGAAATACACCCGCGCTGCGCGTTGCCTTGATTGCGCATGCCGCAACCATTTCTACTTCGCCTTCTTTAACAGCGCCCGGCTGCTGCATGTTCGGAAGGTACTGCTTGATTAAAGACGCTCCGCTCGGAGATACGCCGTGTACGCCATCCAGAGCCAGCCGCGCAGCAACGATCTTTGTGTTACCGCCGGACGTTGCAACAATAGGATCACTCGTTCCGGGTTTATCGCCAATATCGACAAACTGTATGCCGTTGTACTTTGATACCGCATTGCCGAACGCATCTTTATCCGATGTTGAGAAATAGCTGCTCCTGCGTGCAACCGAACTCATGACTGCGTACATGGTTGCATTCATAAACAGCGCAGTCGGCTTGCCGCCAAGCGTTGCCAGCCATTTGTCCAGCGCATCCATGAACGATTTATAGTTGTTATCGATCGCGGTTGAAGTGGATAAGTCAATCGGTGCGAGCGGGGTATATTCTGTAGTCGCGCCCACGAGCGCCGCTAAAAGACCGTCAAACTGCAGCGCGTTGCTTCCCACATCGCCATTTATGAACATGTCCGCAAACAGCGCGCGCGTTGCCTGTATCTTTTGCTGAAGCTGCATTTGTACATGATCGACAACCTGCGTTTCGTCTTCGATTATAACGCGATCCAGTCCAAACTTACCGCCGAATATTTTCAGATTGACAGTAACCGGTGTAGTTTTGGCTTCCTGTGCATCGTACTCCACATTGATAGCGCGCACTGCGGCCGTCGGAAGCGTTGTTACACGGTTATACACATACGCAAGCGTATTGCCGCCCTGCGGTTTTACCGTGTTGTCGAAAGGTAACATTTCCAGTATAGGCGATTTCCTGAACTCGTCTATAACCCACTGTGTCAGCTTATCCTGACTAAGATTCTTTGCTTCTGCTAAAGTTATCATAAGATAACCCTCCTTATTTTATTTTGTTACAGGAGTGTTCGAGGCGGTTCCAAATATCGCCGCCTTTATCGAATCGCCAACGGTTGCTGCCCCTCCTGCGGGAGGCTCTCCGCCGGGTATCCTTGTGTTTCCTGCCGGTTGCCCAGCGCCAAACGCCCATTTTTCGGATTCCTTGAGCGTCTTGACCTGTTCATCAATGCCCAGCAGATTGTCACCGTCCATGCTGATCTTGCTCGAATCCAGCAGCGCCTGCACAGCCTTTATATTGACCGCGCCCGCTGCCCGCAGCTTTTCAGCAATTGCGCCGTTGAGCTTAATCTTGCCCAGCTCCGCAGCGTGCTCTGCCGCTGCCGTTGCGTTTGCCGTTGTAAGCTCGGTTATTTTTGCCTGCAGCACAGTCGGATCGACCTTTTTAAGATCCGCAAGCTGCTCGTCGCGCTTTTTGATTTCTGCGCCGTGCGTCTTTTCGGTTTCCTTGAATTTTGCATTCAAGGTGTCGTAGTTTTCTTTGCTGACAAACTGTTTGCCGATTTCCGCAGCAACCTGTTTGTCGATCTCCTCGGTGTACGTATCACCGATTATTTTTTTTAACCATTCAAACATTTTTTACCTCCATGCCGCTTACCTTGTTGCTGGTCACCCAGCCCGAGCCAGTCCTCGTATTGCGGAGCGCGTAATCCCCGCGCGCTTTCGGGTATTTGTATAATAATCAGTATCGATACTGTTTATACCAGTTTATATAAACACTTTTTACAAAACATAATGCCCATTTTGTAGCCTAGCTTTTTTAATCCGTACTCGTAAACATCCCTGCGCCTGCGGTCATCCCATCTGATACAGATAAAAGTTCTTTTTTTGGTTTCAGTTTTTAGATAACTTTCAAATTCCTTTATTTTATCTCGCGCCCACAATAACGCATACAGTCCATCCCTGCCGGTCGATTTCCTAAAAGATGTCTCTGCCTGTGCCCTTTTGTGTACGGTAAACATCCATACATAATAATAATCGGCATTGTCGCAATCTTCTTTTTGAAACTCGATGCTTAGTATGTTCCCTGACGGTGCCTGTGCAGTATATTTACAATTTCCAGTGCCGGTATGAACCTGAAACGTTTCATCCTTCATGCCATCACCCTTCTGCGCCCCACCCTCGGCGCATGCTCGAAGCCCACAACCTGCGTTCTGTTTGTTCTGCGCGTCCGGCCTGTATCGTTAAGGAACTTGTCCAGTTTATCCTGTTTTGCCTTTAGCCTTGCCCGCGCAGCATCGACGCCGTCCGTATCCTTTATCTCATTTGCCGCCAGCAGCTTCCGCTTTTCTGCCCGGATATCCCGTTCCAGTTTGCGCTGTTGCTGTGATTCCTCGTATACTTTGCGATTTTCTTCCTCGTCATAAGGTTTATATACCTGCTCGCTTATACCGGGGAAAAACGGGTAAAAATCATGCCTGCAGTTATATCCTTTTAACCCTTCGCCTGTACCGTACCCGGTCGATTCCGCGAGGTTCGGATATTTCGGCTCGCTGCCGTTGATCGCGTATATCCTGCCCTGCCACTCTGCATGTGACGGCCTTGCCCCGATATGGCTCGTGACCTCGACCAGATTGCTGCCCCATTCTTCCGCGCGCTGTATTTGTATCTGCCCGGTCACCTGTGTGCTGCTTGTCAAGATCATGCGCCGCACTGCCACGTCGGTCGGCGTATTTATTTTGCGCCCAGCCTTGCTGCTATATTGCACACTGGTTATCCCCTTGCCCGCCAGCGCCCGCACTGCTTTGCTTACCGAATCGCTGTAATTATGTATGCCGAGCGAGGTTTCCAGATACACTTGATTTATTATGTCGAGGAAGTCCTGCTTCGCGCCCTGCAGCGCCGTTGTGTTTACGAGGTTCAGCTTGTTTTTAGCGTTGCCGATTGCCGCCCCGAGTATCTGGTTTATCGCGCCGCTGCTTTTAACCGCGCCCGGCGCGGCCTTTAACAGCCCGGCCTGCAGCGCCTTTTCAAACACTTTGTCGTCTATTATCGCCGCCTGATACCCGGCGTTTTCAAGGACCTGTCTGACCTCCCTTTGGGTCTTGCCTGCATACTTTGCAATCAGCCGTTCGTTCTCGGCGGTCAGTTCGCCCAGCTCGTCCAGCTTCTTTATATGCCACGCTGCCATTGATTCCGGCGATATGTTGTCCGTTGCCGAGAACCGTTTTGCTATGTTGCGCAGCAGGTCGTCCTCTATATCCTCATATATCCCCAGCAGGCTCGCTGTTATCTGCTCAATTTCCTGCGGCGTTAACATTAAACGTCACCCAGTTCCACCGTCTGCCCTGCAAGCTCGTGCGTGCAATCGCTTAAAAACTGTATTTTGCCATCGGTCACAAAGCTGTGACAGCGGTGTGTGCGTGGCGGATCTATCGGCATGTTGGCATTGCACAGCATAGACGGACTAAATGTCGGTTTTTCATAATCACCGTTAAATGTCCAACGCTTATCGAACAAGTGCCCACATCCGCAGCCCGGACACATAATCATATGCCCCGCAAACTCGTCACTCTGGTTTGTCAGGTCTATAACCTTTGCCATGTTTAAAGCCCTCCAAACTGCCCCGGCTCTTCCACCGGCTCCGGCGACCGCGCGTCCATTTTCTTAACATGCTCCGTTGCGGCCTTCTCTGTCATTTTGTACACCTTGACAAAGTACTCTATCCTATCAATCAGCCCGGTTGTCTTTTCCCGCATTGCTCTGTTTGCCGTTGCTTCGGTGTCCTCGATGATACTATCATCAAAGTTTATGCTGATATCTGCTTCACCCTTGCCGCCTAAAAACAGCAGCGCGCGCACCATGCCCTGCAGCGCCGAATCAAGTATTATCTCGTCTTTTTGGATTCTGCGAAACAGTTTGCTGTTGCCGCTGATAACCGCCGTTGCTGTTTGCAATACGCCAGTTTCCGAGAACTTGTAATAGCCCTTGCCAAACCCAACCTTTTCCGAGAACAGATCCAGCGCCGTTTGCAATCCGTCAATATGCGCTTGATACCGTAGCTCTGGATTGCTTTCGGTTATCGGCTTTTTGTTCTCGTCGCCGTTGCCCGGTATGCCGTAAAACACTGTATCATTAGGGTCAAATATCGGCATCAGCGCGCCAGTAACCGGGTTCGGTTTTACCATTGTATCATCAACAAATATCCGCTTGCGCCCGAGCAAAAACTCGTTAAAGAAACTATCATATATAACGTCGATTGTTTCCATTTCCTCAACGCCGTTTGCATATATCGAAACACCCATCGGATTCAGCAGGTCAATATTGTTGCAAATGTTCGGTTTGATTAACTGGAACAGCGGGTCTGCGCTGCCGGTTAACCACGCCGGGACAACGTCGGCCGGCAACGGAACCTCTTTGCCTTCTTTGTCGTATACGTTGTTATAAACCGTATACAGGCCGGTCGTTTCTTTGACATGCCGCTGTATGTAAATGCGCTCTTCTTTGTCAACGATCCTGCTGACAAACGCGCAGTCGATAACCTTGTTGCGTAAAAACCTGAGCGGTATTATGTGCGGCGCTGCTAAGTAATCAATCTTAACATCCGCGCCGTCCAGATACTCGACCATTGCCACCGTGCCCAGCGCGTTGCACACCTCCACAAGCTGGTTGCCCGCCACCCAAAAATCGTTGTCTTTAAGAACCTCGTCAACATAATCCTGCAGCACCGTTGACGGTTTTCTGTCCTGCCCGGCCTGCGCGTCCGCACCCTTCGGCGTTACGCTGATCGTGACCTTTTCGTTGAGCAGTAAATCGGCCTTGTCCTCGCTTGCCTTCTTTGCCATGCCCAGCGTCTTCCGCGTGCATGTTATGCTATTGCTGCCGTTGTATATCGTATAAGTATGCCACTTTGTTTTGCCCTCGTACCAGTGCAGCCAACCATCAATGCGCTTGTACCACGCATCGGACAGCAAATCCTTATACCCGAGCTTCTCGAGTATCTTGCGAATCTTTTCCGTTGTTATTGACGAATCTGTTGTTATGGCGCTTGCCCTGTCAGCCATTTGCAACCTCCGATCTCCTGTATAACAGTCCCATGTCAATCAACTGCCGCGCATACGGCTCTGTGCTGTACTCCTGCGCGTCCAGCGAATCTATGTTTGTCGTGCCATCGTCCAGCCGCTCGTCTATGCCTATCGCTGTCTTTTTTGGGTTCCATAACGCGCTTTGAAACGCGTCAATTGTATGCACGCAATTCTTCATGATTCCGTACCGGTCTGCGCCCATTAGCATAGTATACAGCCGGATCCTGTCGTTAACCTCGCCTTTGATCGCGTTCTTTACCGGTATCCCCAGCCCTGCAGACATCAGAGCGTTTTTGCATCCCCGAATCATTACCGGCTCGGCGCTGTCTGCCCTTATCTCAACTACCTTGCGGCCTGCCGTTATTTGCTGTTTAACGAACGTTACCAGCGCTTCTTCTACTGCGCCCGGCGTCAGCCTTTCGGTCTTATCATCGTAATGCTCTTCTAGCGTTATGATCCGGCGCAGCCCTGATTCGAAGCCTGTGCAGTTTATTGCAAACTTGCCTGCGTTGCCGGGGAAGTCCAGCCCTATCGTTGAGTACATTATTTGCGGCTCGATATCCAGTATAAACGCCTTCGGTTTATCCGCAAACAGCCGGTATATAATGCCCTCTGCCGCTACCCATAACCCCTCGATTAACCGCTGATAGTATACCGTGCCTGCATATTCCTTTTTCAGCTCCGCCACAAAAACCGGATCTTCAAACGGGTTATCGTCTATGTGAAAGTGCATTTTGTATATGTCAGCATCGCTGTCTAAAAACTTTTTAAACCAGTGATTCGGGTTATCCGGGTTACATGTGGCGTCGAAACATGCGCCCGGCTTATCCAACCGGCTTTTTAGCATCGTAAAGACTTCTTCATGCCACGTCGGAACTTCGTCACCGTATCCATACGCCAGCCCCGAGCCGCGCAGCTTGTCAACCTGTCCGACGTTATCAGCGCCTAGCGCATAGCAGTTCCGGTCAAACAGTCTGATCTTGTTATTGCTGCCGATCCTGCCAACCATGTCCGCTCCCCACATGTTACGGAGCGGGTCGAGCACGTTGCGCTCCAGCGTGCCCTTTGTGTTACCCAGCAGCAGGATCAAACCCTCTTGCCCTGCGTGCCGTATACGCCACGGTATCTTCCAATAATCCAAATATGTCTTGCCGCTGCGCGTTGCACCTTCGCTAATGTTCCAGCGATGATGTTCGTTTATTGTATTGCGCCACACTTCGCGCTGCTTTTCGCTAAAGTTAATCGCCATTGTTATCCATCTGCTCGTCTACCTTGCCGAGCAGCTCATCAACCTTGCTGATTGTGCCGGAGTGTTCTATCTCATGCCGATCCCGGAACTTTTCCGGTTGCCTGTTCTTTAGCCAAAACATGCCCGCTATTGTATCCGGGGGATAATGCTTCGTAACCTTTTCTATTGTTATCTCCCCCAAATAAGAAGCGGTTACGATATCCGGGCACGAATAACCGATTGCTCTTTGATACAGCGCTGCGCCCACTTCCGCGTCCGCTATTTCCTTCCCGGCTTTTATGGACATAAGAAATTCGGGATGTTCGCGCTTCCATGTATCCAGCGTAACCTGCGAGATATCAAAAAAGTCAGCAATTTGTTTGTCGGTTAATCCGATCAAGCATAACTTCCTGACTGTTTCGCAATGATATTCCTGTTTATATAATGTCGGCCTGCCGACGGGATTTTTAGTTTCGTCTGCCACCGTTACACACCTGCCTTACAATGCCACTATATGCCTAGACTAATTTAATGTCAATACATTCGTCTATATATAAGGGGAATTTTTAATATATTTTTTAATGAGCTAAAAAAACGCCGACGGTTTTAGCAAAATAAATAATCATAAATAACCATTTAATAATTATCAGTTGTGTAAACATCAATGACAATGTGGAGAAATAACAATATAACCAAATAACCATTATAAATTGCTCAAAAAAAGAAGAGCAAAAAAACTCCTATATTATATAGCGGTTGAACGCACTAAAAAAGCCCCAAAGTGCCGATGACCATTGAGCGAAATAAAAATAACCATTATTAAAAATGGTTATTTAATGATTATTTGGTTATTTGCTGCGGACAACCTTTATGCGCTGATAATAGCATAAAAGCAGCGGCGTGTCAATAGCTTGTTTTACACCCTGCCCTCATACTTCGCGCTTTCGTCAGGGCATCCCGGCGCGGATGTGCGTACCGGCAATACCATGTTATACATATGCACCTCGTCGTTGCTGTTTGTAATAACCATCGGCTCCGCCCTGCCCTGCTCGCCGCTGCCAAACGCGAGTTTAATAGTGCGGTGTCTGTTTGGCTCGTATCCGACGTCCTCAAGCAGATCGCGGAGCAGCTTTGGGTCAAGGTAAATATACTGCGGGTCTTTGATTTCCGGGTACACTTTGCGGTAATCGATGTACAGCGCTTTGATTGTATTGACCGTTATCGTTGTCCCCGTATAGCCGTCCGTAACGCTGACGCGCATCCGATCCGTAACGTCGATAAACGCTTCAATAATTACCAGCGCGTCCTTGCCTTGCCGCTTAACCGGCGTCACCGGCATAATAAAGCTAAACTCAAGCGGGTCGTTAACCTGCCCCACGCCCGGCCTGCTGTAAACATAATGCATCAGCCGATACCCGTCGCAAGCGGTAAAGCGAACCTCGCCCGGCGTCACTTCAACATATACGCCGGTCAGCGCGGGTTTCGCGTCAATGCCGCGCCGCACCACCTTTGCGGCAACCTTCATAATGTCGTTATAAATCTTGTTATCGATAGTAAACTGGTTCACCTAATTATCCTCCTTACATCATCTATATCATACGCAGTAATAAACACCGCGCCTGCGTCCTCCCAGCCGGTTTTCTGTATCCGCTGGATATCAGACAGCTTGTCGGGCAACACCTTTATCTCTATTTCGTAATGCTGCCCGTTATAGCAACAATACAAGTCGGCCAAGCCCGCGTCGTTGCCCTTTCCTTGCCGGTTGTCCACGCGACAGCCCGGCACGGACTTTAAATACTGTATGATTCGCGCGGATAGATTACCGTGTGCGCTCATCGTACTCTGCCTCCCGTTTTGCGATTGCAGTTTCTATGCTTTCGAGCACCGTGATTATAGAACGCTGCGCCTTTAACACCTTATCGTATTTCAGCAGCAGCTCGGAATTCTTACCCGACACATCAACCTGCGAGCGCTCGAGCGTTGTGTTCTGATACGCGATCTGCGCGGCCTGCAAAGCGGTCGCCGTTGTTATGATACAATCCCCGGCGTCCTGCAAATTGTTATACCGCGACTGCTCGCGCTCTTCCTGCTTGCGATCCCAGCGCGTACCCCACAGCCCGAAAAAGTGCAGAACGCGCTCTTTAAACGGTTTCTTTTCCTTTACGGGCAATACGATTACATTTTCCATATTACGCCTCCGGGTTAAGGCCGTCCACCGCATCGTCGAGTTCGCCGTCGGGATCCGCGCCCTGCACGGCCTTTTTGCTCAGCGGCTTGTCCTTAAAATCTGCGCAATCAGGGAAGCACAGCGGGAGCAACCGCTCCTCCTCGGAAACTATAACCAGATAGTC